GGCCATGATGGAATCACCGTTAAATTTTTAAAAGACGGTGAAGTTTTAGAAGAGTTTCAAACTTCAGAGTATTTTGGAAGTATTCTTCTTAGCGAGCCTCTAGTTTTAAATCTTTTAGAATATCCTTATGGACTATACGTTGTGTCTCCAAATGCTTTATTTGTTAATAACGAGTTTGTAATTATAGATACCGACATGTCTAAATTGGAGCCTTTTCACCGTGAACACTGAGCCTAAAAAGTCCCGATGGGAGCAATACAAAGAAAAAAATGGTGTGACACCGTTAGATCTCTTAAATCCTAAAGCTCGTAAGATTGATGAAAGCCATGCCCAGGGGAGAATGGATATTTGTAAGGCTTGCCCGGAGTTGATACAATTGACTGATCAATGTAAAAAATGTGGTTGCTTTATGCAATTTAAAACTAAGCTTGAGGGTGCTAAATGTCCTCTAGGCAAATGGTAAATCTTAAGGAGAATATTATGCCGTTTAATGTACCAGATGACGTAAAAATTCAGTTACTAACTAATAGAATCGAATCTTTAAATCTAGAAGGTTATCAGCATGAATTAAACAAAAAAACTGCTGAGCTTTCAGGAGATGAAGACGCTGTGACTAGAGCTGACGCAGCAATTACGGTTATTGAAGCTGCTATTGAAGCTGCTCAAAATGAGTTAGACAGCTTAGAAAGTTAATTTTTAGGCTTTTTTGGTCGTGGTTCTTGTCTAGGATCCCGCACAAACACTATTCCTTGGTGTTTTAGTTCACAACACTCGGCTAATTTTCGGACGACAAACACTTGCTTACATACCTTGCATTGGTATGGATCTTCGTATTTGCTATATTCCACGCTGGCCTTACGGTCGTCGATCTTGTGATCTAATTATCTCACTTAGCCAGATTCCCTATGTGGTAAAGTTGTTGTATAAACTTAAAGTTAAGTTTATACGGGAGAAATCGGCAAAAAATGGTGTACAAAACTGATACATTATTATACAAGTGGTTAGGTTAAATAGAGATGATGCCAAAGCAAGTGAAGGTTGGCCTTCACATATTCAAGATCGTTGAAAAACCTTCGTTAGAAGATGGAATGTTGAATGAAGGGAGCTATGGATATACTTTAGAGAATCAAAATCTTATAGTAATTGATAAAAATGCTCCTAAAAGCAAAAAACAGGTTACTTTACTGCATGAGATCCTCCATGCTTGTAGAATGTCGTTGGAGGGGCCAACCAGACCTAAAAAATCTGATGACTATGAGACCTGGGAGCATCATTTTATAGGAATCTATGAAAATGCAATGCTTATGGTCATGAGGGAAAATCCTACGGTTCTAAAATGGCTCTTAGAGACTGGTGAATAGATTTGACAGATCCAGGTAAAGCTCTTTTATACGCCCGTGTATCGACCCAGCTTCAAGTAAATGACGGTGTTTCTCTCGACGTCCAGGAAAGACAGCTTATAAATGCTGCTGAAGTGGCTGGATTTACTGATTATGAGCTAATTCGAGAAGAGGGTCGCTCAGGTAAGTCAATTACGGGCCGTCCGGCTCTTACAGCCGCTTTAAAGCGATTAGACACTGGGGATGCTTCAGCCCTTTTTGTGACGCGTATCGACCGTTTAGCCCGCTCTACGAAGGACTTTTTGAGCATTATAGACAGGGCAAATGCCAACAAATGGCGTCTAGTCATGCTAGATCTAAATCTGGACACAGCTAGCTATCAAGGCCGGTTTGTGGTCACAATTATGTCCGCCCTAGCAGAGATGGAACGTGGAATTATTGCAGAACGTCAAAAGGACGTTCACAAGGATAGACGAGCCCGTGGAATCAAGTGGGGCGTCGATATGGGGCCTAAAAATAAAACTTCAGACGAGATTAAAGATCGAATCAAAGCGGAAAGAAAGCTTGGCAAGTCTTACAGGGAGATAGCTTTAGGTCTCAATAAGGACAATATCCCCACCCAAAATGGTGGGAAGTGGTACGCCACCACGGTCAAAAATATCGTGGATAGATAAAAAGAAGCCGGATCTAAAAGACCCGGCTCTTTTTGTGTCTCTCCCCGAGATCACGTTTTTATTCTAGTATCTAAACTAGAAATTCCTTGCAATGCTGGTCGCTCTACCCCAGTCGACGTCGGTATTTGGAACAGCTCTTGGCGGAATAAACCTACCCTTAATAACTGCTGCTTTTCCTTGCCCGACAATTTCTAGACCACGGTCGTTTAACTTACGAGTAAATCCAATATTGCTAAGTGGACGTTCTCCGCGTTCTTCACTCCACATTCTGTAGACTGCATAAACTCCTGCTAGTTGAGTTTCACGGTCCGCATCTTCAACTGTCTCTTCTTCTAAGAACATGCCAATGCGATCTTCGTTCTTACGATACATCTCAGCGGCTTCTGATACTGCAGCACACCATCCAAGTGGATCACGAGCACTTGAACCAAGATACTTAATTGCTCCTTCGACTGCCCAAGCAAGTACAGCCGGTAGACCGCCTTCTGGATCTTCTAAATAAGCTTTTAGATCTGGGTCTGCCATTTCTGGTTTATGTACCCATGGAATTGGACGTAGACGTCTCCACATAGCATCATCGTTAATGATAGGTCTGTGGTTAGTTGTGATCCACAGCTTACCTTGGGCACGGAATGTAAATGGCTTTTCACCAGGAGAACGTCCTTGGATTGTAGATGACCCAGTCATGCTCTTTACCTGGTTTTCGTTTAGACGTTCTGATTCTGGAAGCTCGTCTACCCAGATCATTCTCTTACCACGGAGTTCGGCTAAATAGTATTGGTTTGAGCTGTTGTTCTGAGAACCATTGCCAATAGCCAGCTGGTCTGATGGTAATGTACCAGCATATTGATCTGTGCCCATGGCTCTTACAATAGTTTCAACAAACGTGTTCTTACCAGAACCGGATGGTCCGTAAACAAGGAATAAAACATCTTGGTTGCTAAGACCGGTAAGAGTATAGCCAACAGCTCGTTGAATCCACTCTTGTAGTTCTTTATCTCCACCCGTGGCGTGATTAATAAATTCTTCCCAACGGACGTTACGCATTCCAGGAGTGTACGCAACAGGTGCTCGTTTTGTAATATGCAGATCTGGCTGTCCTTTAATAAGTTCACCTGTTTTTAGATTAATTACTCCATTAAGAACGCCGAAAAGATGATTGTGGTTATCCCACTCTTCAACTTCATTGACAATACGAGGGTCTGATTTAGCGCTTTCAATTGCTGCACGCATTCTAGAGTTTGCTCTTGCTTGATATGCCCACTTGACTACTTCACGCTTTTTATCATCGTCTGTATATTTAGCGGTCTCAGCTGCAACGATTGTAGGTAAGTGTTTTGCAAGTTCCTGTGTTGCCAAATCTTCAGCATCTGGCTTCCAGTACTGGCCATCCCAGATAAACCATCCAAGACCAGGGGTATAGCGCATTACGTTACCAAAAGAATCCACTAGTCGACGTCCGTTACCGATATCAGATAAAGATCTACGCTCAGGATCTCCACCCTCGTTCTCCGATAAGGCATCAGGGTTGTTTGGTACATCGACGTTGTTTGCACTAAATGCTTGAGATACTGAAACGCCTGAATGAGCAGCTGCAGAAATAGCAGCACCAATACCACTTTGCATTCTTGGGTCTTGTGGTGGAGTTGATGAACTCGGCGTGGAGCTTGTTGATGCTGATCCAGTTCCGTCAACCGGTCTACTTGCCCACTCAGTAAGTCCTGGCCAAATTTTTTCAGTAATTGGATTTTCAGCAACAAAGTCCATTGCTCTACGAACGTGCATAAGCAATCCTCCAGCACCTTCAAGTTCTAGAGGTGGACGTACTTTTTCGTGATTAAACCGCATCATCGTTGTTTCAATCATCAAACGTTTTTCAGGAGTATCTACTCCGTACTTATTTGAAATTGCACAAGTCAATTTATAGATGTCTACAGCACGAGAACCTTCATCAATTCCATTTTCAAGCATCTTTTGAATATCAACACGTTCGCCTTTGTATTCAAGATCATTCATCCAATCCCAGTCGCCGGCACCGTGTGAACTTACACCGCGACGTGATTTTTTACGAATAACTTGTAAAAGTTCTTCAGGAGCTTCTGCCATTTCCATTTCCCATGGAGCGTGGCCTGGCTTCCACTCGTACTCAACGCCGGAAGCATGGCGTGATGGGGCAACCATTACGTAGCCGTTGTGCTTGATGTCGATTCCTGGAAGTTCTAAAGCTTTTAGATTTCCTTGGAACTGTTCACCTTCAGACACTTTGTAATAAAGATGACGACCTCTAGCAGTATTGCCGTTGTATGTATACACTCCGGTAAAAGCTTCAACGGTTGGCGGTAAGCAATAATCTAACTGCTCTTCTAAAGTCTCAAATGATGCAACTCCACCAGATCTGGGATCAATATCTAGAACGATAAAACCCGATCCCTGACAATAAACACCGATGTTGTTTTCAGAATTACCAGGCCACCATTTTTCAATCGTTCTTGGATCTGTTGATGCTTGAATATTCCACTCACCAATGGCTGGATGCTTTCCAGCATCTTTTGGCTCGGCGTGGGAACCGCCACATGTACATCTTCCGCCTGAATTAATACCGTAACAGGGTAAAAGTCTCCAGCCGTTTGATGAATACCACTGGGCACCGGCTGCTAATTTTTCGGAATGAGTTCTGTCGTTCATTACCTTCCTTATCTATGTCTATGTCGATAAAATACAAGATACACCCAAAACCGACTTGTGTCTAATTACGACACTCCGCCAGAGAGACTAGTGCTTTAAAATCACTGGTTGTGGGGGTAGGCTACAATTATACGAGATGAATATCCACGTTATTCTATTTAGGAAAATTTATGACTCAAGAGCTTATTATAACTGTTGCAGCTATTTTTAGCGGAATTGGTGTAATATTTGGGGGAGTTCTTTCTGTATACAAAATATCAAAGCGCATAGACTCGGCAATTGGATTAGACAGTAATGGTAGAACACTTGCTGAAAGGTTGGAGCGAGTTGAGCACCAGCTTTGGGAAAATGGTGGGACATCTCTAGCAGATCGTGTGAACGTAATTGAAAAACACGCTGTAAAGACTTCGGCAGAAGTAGAGCTCATTAAAAATTTGATCCTGGCCAATGCTGCTAGTTCATCCCCTGTTGTAGAGCTACCAGCTAAAAGAAGAAGAAAAACTACTTCTTAATACATCCGTAACCTTATACCTAATGTTTAGGGTAGGTTTGATACCATTAAAAATGACAAAAGTACGTATCGAAGGGATTAACCAGTGTCATTGTCAGATCGACTAAATTCAGCTACTAATAGCCCTCAATCCCGTAAGTGTAAACTTATGATTATTCTTGATAGCGACTCTCTAACTAAAGAAGACAGAGAAACTTTCTTATCTTTACTTAGTGTTCCTGAAGGCAACCCAAGCCGTTTAACAAACGTTGTGTTGGCTAATGCTTTGAGAGAAGAAGGTTTTGATCTATCAGATAGCGCAGTTGATAGACATCGACGTAATTCATGTAGTTGTAGCCGAACATCGGGAGAATAATGGCACTTTCAGAAAACTTAAAAAAATTAGCAGAGCCTGGTCAAACAGGATCTGATGTAAAAGCTTTGAACACACCAGAAGATTGGCGACCACGTTTAGATCTTGATGATTCTAAAGGTGGTTTTGTTGTATCTAAGCCGCGTCCGGCTGGAGAGATTCCAGATACAGCTGATGTACTTAAAGAATTTGATCTAGACCCGAACTCTTGGACTGTC